CAACGACATACGTGCATACTTGAAAGAGTATCAAATACAAACAGGCAAGCGTGTGGACTTTGTGATGATTGACTACTTAGATTTGTTGATGCCTGTAAGTGCAAAAGTCAGTCCCAACGACTTGTTTGTCAAAGACAAGTATGTGAGTGAAGAACTGCGTAACTTGGCCAAAGAACTAGGCATCTTGATGGTCACAGCAAGTCAGTTGAATCGTAGTGCTGTGGAAGAAATTGAATTTGATCACAGTCATATTTCAGGTGGTATTAGTAAAATCAACACAGCGGATAATGTGTTTGGTATCTTTACAAGTCGTGCCATGAAAGAGCGTGGCAAGTATCAGATACAATGTATGAAGTCTCGAAGCTCGACCGGCGTTGGTCAAAAAATTGATCTGGAGTACAACATTGAAACCATGCGCATTACTGATGAAGGCGGAGAAGATGGAGATGCTTATTCGAAGAAACCATCTGTATCCATCATGGACTCAATCAAGGCCCGCAGTCAAGTTAGCCCGGCTGGTGGTGAGTCAGACCCTGCTCCATGGGACAGTGCGGAACCAGGCAAAGTCACAGCAGATGTTCAAAGTGCAAAACTAAAACAACTGCTGGGCAAGATCAAAACTGGTTAAGCTGATGTAACCACGTTGGTCCAAGTTGTTGACCCGTTGGTATTGATGTACATTCTAGTGGTAGTTGAGCTGCCATCTGTGCGCAAATATAAACTTCCTTGGGCGGCACTCAATGTGGGTGCACCAGATCCAAAAAACACTCCAAGATTGGCAGTGCTTGATAATTTGTAACCAGCACCAGTTGTGCCACCTGCAGGAACAGCAGTACCTGACAGTATGGTAGCATTACCCACAGCAGATACCACAGCACTAGATAATACATTACCACCGGTGATGTTACCACTTAAACTAGCCGTAGTGCCTGTGTGTGTGGTAGCATTGACATTGGCACCGCCCAAGATGTTGCCACCTGTGATGTTGCCTGTAGCCGAAATCAACCCAGCAGTTCGTAAGTTGCCACCTTGCACGTTGCCAGTTGCGCTGACTGTGAGACCTTGCACCAATGCGGCTGTTATAATATTGCCACCAGTGACATTTCCAGTTGATGACACCACACCGCCTGAGTTGACATTGCCAGCCACTACATTGCCTGCGGCAGTAACAGTGCTGACAGAAATATCAGACAGAGTAATATTGCCGTTGATGTCGCCATTCACAGTCAAATTGCCAGCCATGGTCACATCATTCGAATAATAACTCAGCGGACGATTCAAATCAAATATTGTGATGGCATTGCCGGCGTTGGTTGTACTGAAGCCAAATTCGTAAGTGCCGGTGTTGGCAAACGTAATCACATTGCTGGCATAGCCTTGAACGCCAACAATGCCGTTGCTGACTGTGTTGGGTAGTGTGAGTGTGCGTCCCACTTGATCCACAGTGATTTGAGTGCGTACCACGCCCAAAGTACCAGCAGTGGGCCAAGTGTTTGATGTAAAACTCAGTGCAATGTTGCCGGCCATGTTGATGCTTTGATAGGGTCCAGCACTGCAATCTATTGTGATTGTGCCCGAAGTGTTGGCAATGGCCACAACTGTGCCTGAAATGCCTTTGACCAGGGCATTGTACACCACGTTGTTGCCAAGATTATTGTCCAGCGTAGTGCCCGACAGCGCGGCCTTGAGTACAGCCTTGTTTTGCAAGTCAGTTATTTCATCTGACGCATATTGAAAATTTGTTCGAGTATTGGTGAAGTTGTCACGCATGCCCTGGGTGTTGTTGCTCACACCTGCAATGGGGTAATTACCGTCGATATCAGCGGGGTTGATCTGGCTAGTCATACTGTTTCCTTGTATCAGATATTTATTGCAACTGCATTTCCGCTAAATAATCCAAAGGCCCGTGAACAAATGCAAAAGAAAACACGCAGCATCTTGGAAGAACTAGATAACTTGTATGTGGAGCGAGATCGCCGACTGGTGATTGAAACTCGCGCCAGCAACATCATAGAATCAGCCATTAGATTGCTGGAACAAATTGAAGCAGAATACCCTGCTGATCAAGCAGAGAATTTGCAACGCAAATTGCTCAATGCTATCCGTCATAGAGACACTGGCAAATTTGAACGATCAGTCAGGAGAACTCATGCAGATCTTTGAAATCACACAACGTCAGCCAGTGAATGAATTTGACTATGGCGCCACAAAACAAAATGTCAAAGCAGCAGTATCGCCGGCTTTGGCCAGAGGTGCAGCTATTGGCACTGGCTTTGCTGGTGCACTGGGCAATGCGCTTACCAATGCCCCACTCAAGGCCTTGGGTGCCAGAACTGGCGCAGATTTAGCACCAGATCCTGATGCCGTAGGACTTTTTGGTAAAAGTCGCGAATCTATAGCCAACAGAATGGATGCTGCTGTTCAAGCAGCCATGCCAGCAATCACTCAACAGGCTGCTCAACAATACAAAATGTGGCAGGCCAGTGTGGCTGACATAATCAAAAAAGCCGGTGCACAAAGCATGGATGAAGTTGACCCAGCACAGTTGAAAAATGCCTTGATGGTACAGCTCAAACCCATTAACCAAGCCTATGGTGTTTACAATTACAAAAACTTGCCCAGAGAAGTGAACCCTGAAGAACATGGTGGTCGTGCCAGAGAAGTGGCATTGAAAACAGTTCAAAGCATTGATGCTGCCATTGCAGCCGTACTCAATGCTGATCCGGCACAACAATCTGGCGCAAAAGCCAGAGACAACTGGCTCAATCTAACTCGATTGCTGTATTCTGCTGGTGTGCAACGCAAATTCAGAGAACGCGATTATTACAGCGGTAGTAGTCAGTCTCTGTCAGAACCATCTGCGCTGTCTCGAATGCTTGCATCCAATCCACAGGCACTGGCTCAAATCCAAAGAAATGCACAGCAAGCAGGCGTTACTCCTGAGCAATTACAGGCCTTGGGAATTACACCACAGGCCACGGTACGACGAACAGCACCAGCACCTGCTCCAGTCACAGCCGAATCAACAAACAAGAGATCTAAATGAAAAGTCTACGCACACTGTTAGAAGGCGGTAATGTATTCAAAGATGCTGAGGGGCAGCCGCTTACAGGCCGCATCAACCAAAGCGATGTGCCTGCAACTGTAGCCTGGCTTGAACAACTCACTGGCCTAGAATTTCCTCGTGATCGTTGGCTAGGGTCAACAGGCAAAGCACCCACGTCAGGTGACATGGATCTTGCAGTAGACACCAACAAAATCTCCAAAGATCAATTGGCAGCAAAAATCATGCAGTGGGTTGTGAGTCACAAACTGCCGCCTGCAGAGTGGATCAAAAAAGGCGGAGAAGTTCACTTGCGCACACCCATTCAAGGACGCCCTGAATTGGGTTATGTGCAAACAGACTTCATGTTCTTTCCCAACCTGGACTGGGGCACATTTTTTTACTCAGGTGGTGAAGACTCTGCGTACAAAGGCATGAACCGCAATGTGTTGATGAGCAGCATTGCCAAACAACTGGGACTCAAAGTAGGCGCCAATGGCATGTTCAGCCGCACCACAAATCAACTGTTAGATGGTGGCATGGATCCCGACTATGTGGCCAAGGCCTTATTAGGACCACGAGCCACTAAAGAGAATTTGAAAAACGTAGAAAGCATTTTTGCTGCATTGACCAAGGACAAAGACAAAGAAGTCAAGGTCAAAGATTTTCGCGATTACTTGAACAAAGAAGGCCTGCAACAGCCTGATGCTGTGACAGAAGATACAGACACTTATTTCTTGGCACGACTGCGTGATAGAATTGTAAATCAAGGCATGCAGCCCTTGGTAGAACGTGAGAGTGCTAATCCATATCAAATCTACGAAGCAGAAGAAGCTGGTGTTGGTGGCAAAGCCAAAGGCATTGAACACTTGGAAGATTATGTATTTCGCAATGGCCTGCCAGGTGTCACAAAGGCACTGCAGATTGTACAAGCGGCTGCTGATGCACCCACCAAAACTACCACGGTCAAATGGGACGGCAAACCAGCTGTGATATTTGGACGCAAACCCCAAACTGGTGAGTTTGTGCTTACAGACGGATCAGGATTTGAAGCCAAAGGCTACGACGGACTGGCAACATCGCCCCGAATGATGGCTGACATACAACGCACACGTTCTGGCGCTAGAGATGAATTAATACAACTGTATGCTACACTGTGG